TTTCATCGGCAAAAGATTTGGACAGGTATTCCACGCCATCAAGGTTGACGGTAACGGTGGCAACACTGTCGTCTGCGAGCAGTTCGCCAATGGCGTTACGGTACGGATGAGCGGCGGCACGTGATGACAAGCTGCCCGATGGGAAACGGATAGTATTTGTCATATTGTTAACCTCATATTTCTTCTAACCGCTGTTTATGAATTTTCAGGACAGCGGTATATAGAACCTTGTAGCTATAATCTATTCTCTTGACAAGTTCAGAATCCCTATCGTAAAGCAAATTCTTGCTCTCTATCAATTTATCCGTAATAGACCTCTTAAAATCAATCCATTCATTCAGGCAGTTTTCTTTCTCTGTATCAAAGTAGCCGTGATGGTTGGCAAAAATATTTGCCATATCCAACTGTTCCATCACTCGGTAATAGTCTTTGATATTTTGGCAGTAATAGTTGCGCGCAATCTCTTTCACTTGTTCAAGCTGTTTTATAAGCTGTTCGCGGTTGTTATTTTCCTGCTGCCGCTGAAATGCCTGTTTTGAGACTTTTTGCGTATTACGCCAGCCCAGCCAAACGAGCAGCCAGCCAACTGCTGGGAAAATCAAGGACGTCATGTCTTTTATATCCTCACACTCCATCAGCGTTTCTCTTTTTCTTTCTGCGCGTCTGCCATATATTGATTGATTTCTATGATGAGCCCTTTGTCTTTGGTATCGAAGTCAATACGCTGCCTGATTTCCTGTGGGCTAAGGTTATTCACGCGCACCAAACCACCAAAGGCTTCTTCCAGAAAGGATGAACCATAACCATAGGTGTTGTCCATAATCAGCTTTATCTTATTTGCCGAATTATTTAACATTTGGACAAGGACTTCGCGAAAGCCCTCACCGCTGCCGTTGCCGTTCTTTTTGAACCGGCCTGCCGGATAGGGCGTGTATTGTTTCGCTATATCGTAGATGATGATTTCTTCAGTCACAATTCACCTCCCGTAATAGGGATACTCCAATAAATAATGGTACCTTGTATGGATTCGCCGTATTGTATCGCACCTATTTTGCGTGGCGCAGAGCTTTCTCCTTTCCCCATGATATAGCCACCCTTGTAGCTCCAAATCGCCAGCTTTGAATTTTCGTTATCCCGTGCCAGTTGGGTGATTTGCGCGATACCCTTGCCCCTGTTCGCCTGCTCTGTTGATGTGATGTTATGTTCAGCCTCGACAACTTCTCTGAGGATTTTATGGTCTGGTTGCCTTCCCTCACCCCCTCCCAGTTTGTTGGATATATATGCCCATAATCCTTTGGTTTTTGCCGCATCAGATTCTCGTAAAGAGCGGGAAAAGCCTATACCCAAATCAGCAAGTGCTACTGACAACTCGCCGTCCTTAATCTGTGAAAACATCCACCATTTTCTTTTTTCGCTGATTGCTTCGTAACAAGTGAAGAAATCATCACGTTTGTCAATGTAGGCGTGCGAGATACAATTGTCCATTGCTTCTGTAATAGGTGCGTATAAGAATCTTACATCTTCCCAAGGGTCATAAATTTTATTTATTCCATCAGGCTTTACAGATGTTCCCATCAATGTTTGCCAGTGTATAACCGTCTCATCTTCTATCCTTTTTACTGGTGCAGTCTTTCCTAATAATGTATAAAACCCTATTTTTATTAAAACCTGTATGCAGCGGTTGTTAACAGGCGGCTTAATTTTAAAAGAGGTTTTGCCGCGCAGACGGTTAATAATGTCCATTTCGGCAAAAAGCAGCAGCATTCCCTCCGGCCAGATAATGCGCACATGGGAGAAGTCAAGTACAACACGGGTAATGTCCGGGCTTTTTACCCAGCGCTTGATGTTCTGAATGACAAGACAAAGCGCTTTATGCGAATGGCGGTCATGAAGGGATAATTTTTCAGGTAGGACAATAATTTTCTGCCTCTTGGCTACGGGGGTTTTATTCAACCTGCGTCGTTTGTCGAGCTCCCGCACACTTGCGTAAAGCAGCCTCAATTTGTATTTGGGCGACTGTTTTCTCATGGATTCTCCCTATCCACCCCGCCACACGACGCGACCCAATATCTGAAAGTCCGGAGCGCCCTCCCCTCCTTGATATTCGATGGGTTCATAGGCGGGATTGCGGCTGATGATGCGCACGCCGTCCGGCGTGGCGCGCAATTCTTTCACCAGCATGTGCCCGTTATAGGTGATGGCGTACACCTCACCATCTGACAACTCGGTATCCGTGGTGTCAATGATGATGGTGTCGTGGTTGTAGAGGTAGGGCTCCATGCTGTCGCCCCTGACGTACATCGCGCGCAAGTTCCTCGCTGTAAGACGCCGGGCCTTGAACCACCCGTGGCGGAAATAGAGCGGGTCGTCCTCCGGGCGCACTATCCATTCTACCGTTGACCCTTTCCCCTCCGGCCCAGCAGCAAGACGCACGTCATAGATTTCAATTCGCTGGTGGGTGTCAGTTGGATGCACACCCTTCGGGAGTATCTGCACGGTTTGCTGGGGCGGAATAAGGCTCACGCGACTGTTGTCATTTTCCGTTGTTGTCATGCCTTGCCCCTCTACCCCTGTAAGGATGTAGTTCGCGTCAACGCCTAATCGAGCGCTTGCCAGCATCGCCCCCTGTTTTGAAATCCCTCTCGCCGCCCAGTTCGTGATGTTTTGTGGTGTAACGTCCAAAGCAAACGCGAGTTCTGCAGGCTGCATCTTTGTGGTGTCGAAAAGTCGCTGCATGGTTGGGTGTGTCTTTTTCATCTCGCTGCTCATGTTAAACAACTTGTTGAAGTTTCCGAATATTAAATCAGAAATAGCAAACGTTTTGTTACACAACATGGATGAAACATAAATAAACGGATTGTTTTTAGTACACAGTATGTTTATTATGTGTGTACTAAACGACCTGAGCATCACATGAAAGACAGAGAACTGATTGAAAGGCTAGGAGGGACGGCGGCTGTAGCGGTTTCTTTGGGTACCAGCTACCAGCGCGTCTACAACTGGACGACGCGTGGAATCCCCCCCGCCGTGAAGTTGGAGCATCCAGAACTCTTCCTGAGCGAGGAGCCGCCGGTTCTGCCACGTCGCAAACGTGGCCGTGTCCCGAAGCCTACCGAAGAAACGCCGGAGCCTACCCCATGAACGCAAAAAACCGCCCCGCAGGGCGGCCATCGAAACGGGGAGCGGATGGGTCGCTGTCCCGCAGAAGCGGAGGCCTGACCGTGCCCGCGAATCAAGAAGAAAGCAGGCTGCTGCTGCGCCTGCCGGGCGCGCTCAAGGAGCGGCTGAAGGCACAGGCGGCACGAAACCGCCGCTCGCTCAATAGCGAGATTGTCGTGATTTTGGAAAACCAGACCGGAGAAGAGAAATGAACTTGCTGGAACCTGTAGATGCCCGCGACTTTGCGGAAATCAAACGCGAAAACAACGGAAAAGAAGTGATTGCCGCCTTGAATATTATCAAGGCAGCGCACCGGGAGGGGCTGAATTTGGGCGCGCTTGTCCGCAACCTGACTGCGCTTGGCACGGGAAACGGGGCGCCCTTTGGCATTTATCCGTTCAAGGATTGATTGTGCTGCCGTTCCAAATCCTGAATCAGGTTGAACATGCCTTTGACAACCTGAACGTACTCATCCCGCTCATAAGTAACCGAGCTTGGCAGTTCCCTTCTGGTAAAGGCGAGGTAATGCTCTTCGCCGATGGCGGCTTTGTTGATTCTGAATTCTGCCATGGCAACCGCCAGCTTCATTTTTTCTTCAAAGTTCATGCTGTGCTTCCTTGGTTTGAGGATGGTATCAGCATGATAGCAGAAAGGGTGCGGGCTGCGAGCAAAAAAATGCCGCCTGGAAACTGGGCGGCAAGTACATGCGAGGTTTGATTATGCCTAATTTACAAACTTTTGACAAGCGCGTCCTGACGATGACCAGCCGCGATATTGCCGAGCTGGTCGAATCCCGTCATGACGACACCAAGCGGTCTATCGAACGCCTTGCCGAGCGCGGAGTTATCGAATTACCGCCATTGGCGGAAATTCCCACGGCGACTAAGCCCGTGCAGGTTTATGTCTTTTCCGGCGAGCAGGGCAAGCGCGACAGCATCGTCGTCGTCGCGCAGTTGTCGCCGGAGTTCACGGCGCGGCTGGTTGACCGCTGGCAGGAGTTGGAGGCACAAGTCGCCAAACCCGCCCTGCCGGATTTTTCCAACCCCGCCGAGGCGGCGCGGGCATGGGCGGCGCAATACGAGCAGCGGGCAGCGCTGGAGGCGAAGGTCGCGGAAGACGCACCGAAGGTGGAGTTTTACCACGACGTTACCGGCAGCGACAACGCTATCGACATGGCGACGGTCGCCAAAGTCCTGAACCGTGGCATCGGGCGC